GTGGACAGTCAATAGTTTACAGGAACATGAAGAAGTGTTCCAAAATCACGCAAGAGAATGGTTCAAACAATGGGAAGTTACTAAAGGTTATGTAGGAAGTAAACCATATTAGTAGAAAGCGGGGTTACTAGTTGATTAGAAAGAGAAAGGCAACAACTAATAAAAAGAATGCACCACGGATTAAACAGAAGAAAGTAGCCTATGACGGAATAAATTTCGATTCTCAGTCGGAAATGAACTATTACAAGCACTTAAAAAGCAGGGATGATGTCAGTCACATAGAGTGTCATCCCGCTTTCACTCTTATACCATCTTTTGAGATTAAGAGCAGCATAACGAAGTCAGGTAAGTCGAAAAAGGCAGCTATGAGGTTTACACCGGATTTTAAAGTAACGTACTCAGATGGGCGTATAGAAGTGGTGGATGTAAAAGGCAGCAAGAAGGCAATCAATGAGGGTTTCCCGATACGTAAGAAGTTATGGGAGTACTTGAACAAACAGGAGTTAATCGTTGTGATATGGGACAAGAAGTTAGGTGAATGGACAAGATCGTAAAGGGAGATGAGTAGATGATTCCAAGATACAAGGGTACAAGAGAATTCATGCTGTATATGAAAGAACCAGGTTTCGAGAGCAATCAGTATGTTTGGATATTCGATGTATTTAAGTATCACGAGCTAATGAAACACTTAGAAGAAGGATGGGCTATCCATGATGAGGATAAGAGAACAATAGCTTTACAGAGAACAACAGCTTAATGGATAACGGAACAATGCAGAGTAGATTGGTGGGGGCTACTTTACTAAGCATCGTTCCCTTATTCAACAATGAGATAGTAAAATTTCACGTACCTTATGTGATGTTAAAAAGACAAATTCGAAATAGGGGGATTACAGATGGAGCAATTGGCATTCTTTCCAGAACTAGATAAAAAGACAGAAAAGAAGGTACAGCAGGAAGTTGTGAAAATCTTAAAGGATTATAGAGCTTTAAAAGTTTGTCTTGAAAATAAGGCTGAACAAAAACGAGAAGGTGTTAGCCCATTCCCTGAAATCCGTGATACAAAGCATATTAATGAGATTAAGTTTAGACAAGTAGAAAGGGTGCTGAATTACGGATTAGATGAGGATGAAGTCAATATCATCAAGCTGAAGTATTTAAGTAATAAGAAATTTACGGACGATTACATTTACAATGAATTATTAATTAAGAAGGATCCTTACTACATTAAGAAAAAGAATGCTGTTCGATTGATCGCTACAGCATTAGGGATGATTTAAAAATATGATAAGAAAAGGTGAATGGTATGTTATACGAACATTATAAAGGTGGATTATATCGTGTTTTAGCTGAGGTTGCACGTCACACGGAAACAGGAGAAGATGTGGTAGTTTATATGTCAGTCGAGACGGGATTGGTATGGGTAAGACCAGCAGAATTATTCTATGGATACTTAAAAACAGAAGAAGGGAAGGAAATTAAACGTTTTAAAGCAGTTTTTGAATTGAAAAAACACCGAGAAAATCCCGACAAAATAGGGGATAAAAAGGGGGAATTTTGATAATGAAATCAACGGTATTCTTAATGTACAAGTTCTTTGAAAACGGCATAACAAAGGGGATAGCGTACTTATTCTGCAATCACAATCCGTTACGGAATAACCCCATTAACAAAACGTTACTGCAACAAAATGTATAGGTGCAGGGTATCGGCGGTAAAAATCCGTGGTGAAGGGTGAGAAGATTCCCTTTAAAGAAGAAAAAGGATTGCTAAAAGCTTTAAAACTAATTAAGACATACTCCAGTGTGGCGGGTGCAAATCACTCGCATTCGTCACACTGTTTCTATATTATGTTTAGTGCTCAGCTCAGAATGCGTCCTCTGGGCTGATGGTGAACATAATGCCTTTCTATTCTTTGTTAACGTCGTTTCTTGAAAATGGAAATGGGGTGGTTGTTCTTGATTGGATGAACATCGCGTTTTTAAAAAGAAAAACAAGAATAAAGGGTTTCTTCATCAATTTGGACGGATGCATTACACTTATAGCGATTACTCACGAATTTTCGCTATGCAGAGAGCTCCGCTCTTTGTTTGAGCCAATACAACTGAACATTCCCCTCAGTCTTGTGTATTGGTTCAAACAAGGCGCCGGAAGAAACATATGCGTCTTGGATATAATCACATTGTGTAAAAGAAATTGGTGAAAATGACATTAAGTAGCCGACTCTACGGAGTATAAACGAGAAATGGTTTCGACTGTTTCTCACGGGATTAGCACACGTGCTTATAGGTTTAATACAAACCATGGTGAAACATCTATAAGGCTAGCCCTGTGAGAAGCTGTTGATATCAGCTAAAGATTATAAAGAGCATTCTTGCTCTTCTCCCAGTCACCGACACAGGGCGTGTAGCCATACTAGTTGATACGGTGGCTTGGAGAAGGTTGAGAGTATTCTTGACCTTGGAAGAGAAACTTTGCCATTTGTTTTCTCTCTTTTCTCCTATCCCCTTGAAAGCTGTCACTTCGGTGATGGCTTTTATTTGTTATAATAGTAGGAGGAGAGAGGTGATGAACCAATGAATTTAGTTTTAATAGACAGTAACGAAAGTTATAGCCAAGGTTATGGTGCTGGTGGTGGTGAAGTAACCATAGAGGTATACAAGTGTCCATGTGAAAAAGGTAAAGTTACATACGAAAAGGATGCTACACCAGGTTTTAGATCAACTGATATTTTTTGTGATTGTAAAGAATGCACGGAAAAATATGAGTTTGGTAGAGGAAGAGCGATAGAAAAGGATATTTACTAAAAGCATCCATAACGGGTGCTTTTTTCTTTGTTATATAGAAATTACACATTAAACGTGAAGTTGAATGAAATGGACATTCGAATGAGAGGATGATGGTAGTGGCGGAATACAGGAAGAAGCCTGTTGTTATAGAAGCATTTAAGTTTTATGTAGACTCTATACCAGATTGGTTTATGGATAAAGTGTCGTCTAACGATATTATTCTTCATAATTGTAATTACAAAAGATATGGAATTGATGAAGCTTATTGTGAAATTAAAACGCTAGAAGGTGTAATGGTTGGCAAAGGCGGAGATTACATCATTAAAGGTGTTAATGGTGAGATTTATCCATGTAAAGCTGACATCTTCGAAAAGACTTATGAATCAGCAGACGGAATTGCAAAGATGGTAGATAAGGAAATGGCTCAGTTAGCAAGAGTTAGAGCTTATACAAATAGTTAAATGATTAAACCAATAGCAATTATCGTAGGCGCTGCCGTTATCTTGGTGGCGTCTTGTTTGTTGTTAAGGAGGAGATGAGAGAATGTTTAAAGGGTTAGGAGCAGTATTTACTTTTGCTGTATTAGGATTGCTTATTATTTCATTTGGAATGTGGTCAGTTGTTTGGTTAGGGGTAGCTTGGATAATTAGCTTTGTGTTCAAACTTGATGTAAGTTATATGACGGTATTTACGGTGAGTTCAATTGTATGGTTGTTGGCTATTGTGGTTAAAGGAATATTCGCTTACTTAGCTAAGAGAATTGCGGATAAGTTTTAACGAATGTTTGTTGTTAAGGAAAGATAAGGAGTGATGGGATATGTGGGGTCCTACAAGTTTCAAAGACGTTTTAGAGCTTATTTGGTACAACAAGTGGGAGTTTTTCAAAGCACTACTTCCTATAGGAATTCCAGTATTTTTGCTTGGATTAGGAACAGGGTGGCTAATATGGGGGTAATTATATACGTTGAACTCCTGTACGGATTGCTTTTTGAAGAAGTCTTATTAGTGAAATCACAGGTATTGAATCGTAAGCCGATGCTTATTAGAGCTAGGACTACTTGTTAGGGGTGAGAGGATGGAACGAGAAATATTAAAGTTAGTTGAACTTGTAATGAATGAAAAGAATCTAACTTTTATTGAAGCATGTGATTTTCTCGAAGCCTGGTTTTATAACATTAGGAGTAGATGATTCTTAACAAAACAAACGAACACAACGAACGAAAAATACCTGAGACTATTGCCCCAGGTAAGCTTGTACGATTAGCAAAAGTAATTCCACTAATGTACTTGATTGAATATTAACTTTGAGTTTAAATTGAATTTCTATTTTCACAGCAATCTCTCCTTTGAAATGTTCTCATATATGAAGTAGTGATAGACCCCTTATCTTGAACAAAAATATATATAGTTAACATAGTGAAGTTTATGCAGGAAATAACGGTGATTAGGTGATGAAAATGGCGTAAAATCAACGATGTATAAAATGATGCATATTTGATAAATCCCGGTAGTCAACAAACGCAGTAATATCAACGATTTCCCAAAACAACTACTGAGTATAGGGTTTATTATGTAAACTAAAACTGTAAGGTCCATTCATTTCCATGCATAAATTAGTTTTCCTAACGGATTTTTCAAAATAAGATTCTTTTGAGGTGATTTTGTGGAATTATTAGTCCTTGAGGATTTGAAAGATATGTCTGAAGAAGAAGTGCGGGATCATATTGGTGAAGAATATGAAGTTAATCGTGAAGTAGTAGATCAGTATGATATCTTAATTGCTTATGAGTCGGTTGGCTCATGGGGATGTGATAGTTCATCTTTCTTCCTATTAAAGAATAAAGAAACTGGACAGCTATTTGAAAACCATGCGTCACATTGTAGTTGCTATGGATTCGAAGAACAATTTGAACCAGAAGAAACTACAGTTGAGTATTTAAAATCAGAGCACTTTGGTTTCTACAATGGTGGATACGATGAAGATTCAGAAGGTAACAGAGATGCGGTTATGAAATACATTCAACAATTACAGTAGCGAATCCGCTGCTTTTTTATTTTGTAAGGGGTGATGAATCATGGAAACTCAAATAGCTACATGCGATAACGGGTGTAATGAAGAATTTGAAATAAATGAAACGGATATAAAAACCGCTGTAGTATGTGATGATATAGAAGAACATTACTTTTCTTGTTCTCATTGTGGAGAAAAGTACGTTGCGTATTATACAAACAGCGAAATCAAATCGAACTTAGTGAAGTTAAAAGCGTTATCGTATGAAGAAAAATGTGCTACGACACATAAACAAGTGGCAAAAATCCGAAACCAGTTTGTTGAAATATATAACAAGAATAGAGAGATACAGAAGCAAATACGAAATCTGATGTAAGGGGTGATTTGAATGGAACGTAATGTTAGTGAATTGATATTAATGTATCTCAGCCCAATTTGCGAAACGCTCAGCCTTGATTTAGATGGGATTTCTGATGATGTCAAAAGACATGTGAATGCTAACAATTCTAAAATCAACGCTTCTAATGCTGTTCTAGGTATGCGTGTTATCTTATCGAGAATATGGTGTACAGATATGCATAAAGAATTAAGTGCGATTGATTGGCAAACAGCAAAAGAAAATATCTTCAAAACAACAAAAACGCTCGATCCACATAATCAGTACCTATTCATTAGAAAGGTCGCCGGCGCACAAGGATACTTCATGTTGTGGTTACTATTAGAAGAAATGAACGATAAAGAAATGTTATCAGCACTGAAATAATCAAATTTATATAAGAGCATATCGTGAGGTGGTGGTTATGGCTAGACAACGTAGCCCTGACAGAGACAAAGCGTTTGAAATATACAAAGCAAATAAAGGTGAGAAGCCATTAATTGATATTGCAGCAGAGTTAAACCTCAAGCCTTCGCAAATCAGAAAGTGGAAATCACAGGATAAATGGGATGAGCAAATGAATGGTAACGTTACTATTGCGAAAAGGAGCGTTACTAATGTTAAAAATCCCAAAACAAAAGAAAAACTGAAAGAGATTTTAGAGGATGAGGAGCTTACCGAAAAGGAACGGCTCTTTTGTTTATATTACGTGAAATACTTCAATGGAACTCAAGCTGCACTGAAGGCTGGTTACTCCAAAGATGGTGCTCACGTACAATCTAGTCGATTGTTACGACGTGAACGAGTTTCTTCCTATATAAAAGAGCTTAAAGGTGAGTTAGTTGGGAATATATTTGTAGAAGCAATGGATGTATTGAATGAGTACATTAAGATTGCATTTGCTGACATCACTAACTATGTAACCTTTGGCCAAAGGGAAGTACAAGCTATGGGAGCTTTTGGTCCACTAGAAGATGATGATGGAAATCCAATCATGAAAACAGTAAATTATGTTGATTTTGCGGAGTCGGATATGATTGACGGTTCCATTCTTACAGAAGTTAAGCAAGGCAAAGACGGTGTATCTATTAAGCTTGCTGATAAGATGAAAGCATTAGATAAACTATCATTATACTTCGATCTATTCCCTGACAACTTCAAACGCAAGATTGATGAAGAGAAACAGCATATGCAACAAGAAGTACAAAAAGCTACTGTTGAAAAACTGAAAGCTGACACTGCTCGCATTAAAGGTGATGAAGATGAAGAGTATGAAGATGACGGATTCATCGATGCGTTAGAAGGTAAAACAGCAGATGTGTGGGCAGATGAAACTTAAACCTGCTCCTTTTAAATTCAGACCATTTTCTAAGAAACAATTACAAGTACTTACTTGGTGGAGAAAAGATTCACCTTCGAAGAACCATGACGGCATTATATGCGATGGTTCTATTCGTGCTGGTAAAACTGTTTCGATGGCTCTTTCTTATGTTATGTGGGGAACAGAAACATTTAACGGAGAGAACTTAGGTATGGCAGGTAAAACAATTGGTTCCCTGCGGCGTAACGTAATTACTCCGTTAAAGAAGATGTTGAAATCGCGTAAATATAAAGTAAAAGACCATTTATCAGAGAATATGCTTACCATTAGCAAAGATGGCCACACGAATCATTATTATATATTTGGTGGTAAAGACGAATCATCACAAGAACTTATCCAAGGTATTACATTAGCTGGTATGTTCTTTGATGAAGTTGCTCTTATGCCACAAAGCTTTGTTAACCAAGCGACAGGGCGTTGTTCTGTTGATGGTTCAAAGTATTGGTTCAACTGTAACCCTGCTGGACCATATCATTGGTTCAAACTTGAATGGATAGATAACAAGGAAGATAAAAACCTGCTGCACATTCACTTCATAATGGACGATAACCTTTCTTTATCTGAAAAAGTGAAACAAAGATTCTATCGCATGTATAGTGGAGTCTTCTTCCAACGATTTATTTTAGGACTGTGGGTGCTTGCAGAAGGTATTGTATATGACATGTTTAACAAAGAAAAGCATGTTGTAAAAACAATAGAACGAGAATACGAGAAGTATTATGTATCTTGTGACTATGGTACACAGAACCCTATGACATATGGATTATGGGGCTTATGTGATGGTATATGGTACAAAACAAAAGAGTACCATTATGACGGGCGTAAAAACTCACGGCAAAAGACAGACGATGAGTATCTTGATGATTTAAAGGAATTCATCGGAGATATTTCTATTCGTGGGATTATAGTTGACCCATCAGCAGCTTCATTTATCGCTTTATTAAAGAAGAATCGATTCAAAGTTCTGAAAGCTAAGAATGAAGTTATAGATGGTATACGTAATGTAGCGCGACTTCTGAATGAAGATAAAATAAAATACAATGACTGCTGTAAAGAAACATTTCGCGAATACGCCTCTTATACTTGGGATGAAAAAGCTACAGCTCGCGGTGAAGATAAACCAAATAAAGAGAATGACCACCAAATGGATGGTGATCGTTACTTTGTAAATACAGTTGTTGTAACTAAGAACAAGGCTAAGGCTGTTAAATCAATCTATTAAGGAGGTGTGACAATGTTTGAACACTATATTCCGCTGCTGGATGAGAATAATGGAGAACCTACACCAAAGCTGCTTAAAAAGATTATTGATGAGTTTGAACCATTAAAACAACGCATGATTAACAGGTACGAACGATACAAAGCAAGTGAAAAAGGTGTACCTATCTTCACTCGTGAGTTTAAAGGTGATGGTAATAAAGATAAAGTTAACAACAAATTAAACAATGACTTCTTCTCAGAAATTATCGATACGAAGATTGGTTATATGTTTGGGTTACCTATCTCGTATAGTTTAGATCATGACGATGATGAAGTTTTAAAACGTATCCAGGACTTTTTAAAAGCAAATCATACTGAAGATGCTGATGCAGAAACAGGAAAGTTCGCTTCTATTTGTGGTTATGGGGCGAGACTACTTTACCATGACAAGCCAGATGGAAATGAAAAGGTTATGAATATCAAACCTTATGAAGCTATATTCCTTACAAATTCAAGCATTGCAGAACCTAACTATGCTATACGTTGCTATCCAATCAAAGTAATTGATGGGGATGATTTTAAAGATGGATACAAAGTGGAGTTTTATAACGAAACTAACATAATTGAGTACACTGGTGAAGATTTAGATAAGCTGCAAGAAACAGATCGCATTTCTAATTTATACAAAGGTGTGCCGCTTATTGGTTTTCCTAACAATGAAGAGTTGCAGGGTGATGTAGATAAAGCTATTGCACTTATAGAAGGGTACGACAGAGCTTTATCTGATGTAAATAGTGAAGTTGAACAATTCCGTTTGGCTTATATGATGTTCCAAGGTGTAGAAGTAGATGAAGAAACATCTGAACTATTAAAGAGAACAGGGGCGTTAGAACTTCCAGAAGGCGCAAATGCATTCTTTTTAACTAAAGACTTAAATGATAATATTTTAGAACACCATTTAGACAGATTAGAAAAGAATATATGCCGTTTTACAAAGCATGTTAATCTTTCCGACGAGTCATTTGGTGGAAACCTAACTGGTGTTGCTATTCGTTATAAGTTATTAGCTTTAGAAACGAAAACAGGAACGTTAGAAATGAAGTTTACTAAGTCATTGCGCCAACAATTTAAGTTATTGTTTGATGCTTGGAACTTACGCTCAAACAAAGACGAGCTAGACTACCTTTGTATGACGTTCCAATTCACACGAAACCTTCCGGTTAACTTAGCTGATGAAGCTGATGTACAAGGTAAGCTCCAAGGGTTAATGAGTGAAGAGACTCGTTTATCTCTATTCTCTGCTATTCATGATCCGAAAGCGGAAATACAGAAGATGCAGGAAGAAGAGGCTGATTCTATGAATCTTGATATGGTAGGTGGTGGCACTCATGCAATGGGACAAGAAGCAACAACACCTCCAAAAGATAGAGGACGAACTAGAGAAAGCGATTCTTTACCTGTATAAAGATGCTTTAGAAGAAGTCAGAGGAATACTGGCTTTTTATTATGCAAAATATGCGGTGAATGAGCAGTTAAGTATGCAGGAAATGCGCCGATTCAATCGATATAAAAACATGCAAAGCGAACTGCTGCAAGTAATCAACGAAATAACATATGAGAAAAAGAAAACTCTCGACGAAAAGCTCTCCACTCAATACGGGGAGTCTTTTTATTACACGAGTTATCTTATTGAGCAAGAGGTAGGAATATCACTTGCATATGGGTTGATTGACCCAAACGTCATTAAACGAGCGGTACAAATGCCAATTGATAAAATGACACTCAATCAAAGATTAAGTACACATCGAGTACAAATAGTTAGTCAAATACGCAGAGAATTATCCATTGGTCTTAGAAAAGGCGAAGGATATGCAACGATGGCAAATCGTATTAAACCAATACTTGATGGTGATGCAAAGAAAGCTCAAATGGTTGCATGGACAGAAAGTGCTAGGGTGCAAAACTTAGGTACTTATGACAGTGCATCCCATGCTTTCGATGAAGGCGTATCAATGGAGAAAATTTGGATTTCTACATTAGATAAACGTACCCGACCTACTCACCAAGCAGCAGATCACCAGAAAGTACCGTTTAAAGGGCTGTTTAAAGTTGGTGGTTATAGCTGCGAATATCCACATGATAGTAATTTACCCGCTAAAGAGGTTGTTCGTTGTCGCTGTACATTTATTACAGAGGTAGCTGATGTTAGCCCATTCATTGAAAGAAGGGCTAGAAACCCGACAACAGGTAGGAATGAAGTTATTACAGCAGTTAGTTATGAAGAGTGGCAAAACTCTCTTGAATAAAAATAAAACACTTGAGGGCTTATAGATTACGAACTTAACAGGGCGTGTTCATAGGAACTCAAAGGAGGAATAATGATGAAACAATATTTAGTTAAAGAACCACGTTTACGTTTAACAAACATTCAATTCTTTTCGGAAGAGACACCACCTGTAGATGAGGTACAAACAGATACAACGCCGCCTACAGATGAAACAACTGAGCCACAGTTAGATCCAGCGACAAAGGAATTCATTGAGAAGATGATGCAATCTCGTGAAGATAAATTACGTACTAAGTATTCAAAAGAGCTTAATGCAACAAAAAAAGAGCTAGAAAACTATAAAACTGCTTCTATGACTGCTCAAGAAAAAGCGGAATATGACATGCAAGAACTGCAAAAACAGGCAGACGAGCGTGAAAAAGTATTACACCAAAAGGAAATGCAGTGGACTGCAACTGAGGCATTATCAGAAGCAGGATTAGACCTCAAATTTGTAGACTTTGTTATTGGTGCTGATGCAGATGATACAAAAGGTCGTGTAGCAAAGATTAATGAGTTATTCAATACTTCATTAGAAGCAAAAGTAGCAGAGAAATTTAAAGCAGCAGGACGTGAAATTCATGGTGGTGCAGGTACAGGCGCTACATTTACACGTCAACAAGTAGAAACAATGAGCCAGTCGGATATTAATTCGAACTGGACACAAATTCAAAAAGATATGAAAACATGGACAAACTAAGGAGGAATTAATATATGTCAGTAGCAACTTTTATTCCAACAATTTGGGAAGCACGTTTAATGGCGAACTTCCACAAGCGTTCTATCGCTGATTTAATCACAACAAACCCAACAAAAATCGAAGGTAACAAGATTATCTTTAACCGTGTTGGTGATGTTAAAGTAAAAGACTATGCAGGAACTGTAGAATGGGATGATACTAATCCGAAACCTACAGAACTTAACATGGATCAAAAGAAATATTTTGCTTTTAAAGTAGAAGATGTTGATGCGGCACAAGCTGCTGGTGACTTAATTGACCCACATACACAAGAAGCTGGCGCAGTGCTTCAAGAAACAGTCGATACATTTGTATTAGGGCTTCATAAAGGCGCTCATAAAGACAATACAATTGGTACTGATTCTACTCCAATCGAATTATCTGCAAAAAACGTATATGACTACATTGTAGATATCGGCACTAAACTAAACATGAAAAAGGTACCGAAAACAGAACGATTCGTAATTATTAATTCTCAAGTTCTTGGATTACTTTCTAAAGATGATCGATTCACTAGACAACCTATCATTTTGGAAAATGGTGTTGTTGAAGGGCAAGTAATTAATGGGATGCAAGTAGTCGTATCTGAAGAGATTGCAAGCACAGCTGGAAAGTATAAGGTACTTGGATTGCATAAATCAGCTATTGGTCATGGTAAACAAATAGACGAAACAGAAGCTATGCGTCTACAAGGTTCATTTGCTGATGGTATCCGCGGTCTTATGGTATACGGTTCTGGTGTACTTCGTCCAGAGTCATTAGCAGTGCTTACAGCTACGATTGCGCCGACAGAAAAACCAGCAGGGGGAGGGGCTTAATAAGCCTTTCCCATCTTTTTTACACAAGTAGGTGATTAGATGGATATGAAAGCAGAAATTCTAAAACGTGTAAAGTTACAAGTGCCTAATATAAGTGATGAAAACTTATTAATTAGCATTGAAGATACAATGTTAATGGTTGCTGAATACACGAATAGAAAGATCCCTGAATTCCCTCCTGCTTATCCTGGCATCATCGCAAAGATGGTTATTTATGAGTATAAGGAGCAGGAAAGAGAAGGTAAGAAAAGCGAGTCGTTAGGTAATTATTCTGTTACTTATGATGATGTTGGCGATTATCCAGCGAGTGTTACGAAAGGACTGAAAGTGAGGTTGCGTGTCTTATGATTCAATCCATGATTCGTAAGTTTGGCAAAGAAGCTACAGTACTTCGCAATTCCGGTTCTGATGATGGTCCATATCCAACAGAAGAATGGAAAGAAATCAACACTGTAAAAGGTGTGTTGGATGCTATCCAAGGTGAAAAGGATGCTCGTAATAAGAAAGTAGAAGAGAAAAGCACACATTTCTTTTACTGTTTACCATTTGAAGTAACTATTCAAGACAGATTATTTATTGATAAGAAGGTATACAGCGTTACTTATCCGGGCGATCCGATGAATGCAGGTAGATTCTTTCAGATAGAATTGGAGATGTTGCCTTATGAGCATGAAATTCCAATCGAATAGAGCTGCAGTAATGGCAAGGCATTTAGCAGCTAAGAAAGCGGCACATACTGCTATTGGTCAATTTGTTAGTTCTAAAGCCAAGTTACTTGCTGCTGTAGACACTGGTAATCTAAGAAGAAGTATTAGTTCTAAAGCAGAACAAGAAAAGGTTGTTATTGGTACATCCGCTGATCATGGTATTTATGTTGAAAAAGGAACTGGTATTTATGCTGTTGATGGCGATGGACGAAAAACGCCTTGGATGTACCGTGACCCGAAAACAGGGAAGATGGTCAAAACGCAAGGTCAACACGCACAACCTTTCCTTAGGCCAGCAGCAGAGAGTAACAAACCGCAAATTACACAGGTAGGAACACGAACCTATTCGTCATTAATGAGGTAGATACCATGAATGACTTTATAAATATATTACACAGTGAATTAAAACAGATTCATAAAGAATCGTACTACGAAAACGCAACTACTAAAGCTATTATGCCGTATTTGGTATATACGGTTGGTGATGATAAGGAACCATGGGGAAGAAAGAATATCATGCTTACAATTGATATTTATGGCACTTCTGCTCATGTAGCGATGATTGACCAACTAATTACAGACTTAGAAAACAATCTTGATAGAAAGAGATTAAGCAGCGCTCAATTTGGTGCTGCTATTTCTTATCTTTCGAGTCAAAAAGTACCTGATCCAGACCCGAATATCAGACGCAAAGAAGTACGAGTCATTTTAAGAACTTATTTTAAACAATAGAAAGGGTTGATTGTATGGCAGCTCCACAACCAAAACCAGAAAATATTCTCTTCGGAGATTGGGGTGCGTTTTACTTCAATTATGGAGAAGAGAAAGGTGAGCTTAAAGTAGGAGCAACACAAGGTGGTGGTTCATTCAAGTACGAACCAGAGTTCAAGGAAATTGATTATGATGGTTCTCCTGGTGACACTATGGGTATGAAACGTATCACTAAATCAAAAACACAAATAAGCTTTAAAACTCTTGAATTCCTTGATAAAGAAAAAATCAAGAATTTTATCGCTGGATTAAAAGTTTCAGAAGAAACTGTTACGAAAGATGGGAAAACGATTAAATACGATGTAATCGAAGCCACAGAACGTCTTACTAAAGAAAGTTATCTTAAAAACGTAGCTTGGGTTGGTGAAACGTTAGGTGGAGATATCGTTGAAATCATCGTATATAACGCGCTATCTGATGGTTCTTTAGAATTATCATTCGAAAATGAAAGTGAAGTTGTTCCAGAGATAACATTCACAGGACATCGCGATCCAGAGAACGTCCGAAAAGTACCATGGAAGAAACGCATTTTAAAAGCAACAGAAGCTACTAAATTATTAGGTTAAACGATTAAAGAGTGGGGGGCGACAATCCCTGCTCTTTTTATTTTAAGGAGGAATAAGTGTGGCGATAACAATTCAAGAAAAAGAATACGCAGTAAGGCAAATTAATGGTGGTGATTTGTTCTCTGTCGTTCGTATTTTAAAGAAATCAAAATTCAAGATTGATATTAATTTACTAAAAGATTTGATGATGGGTGTCCGGAATAAAGATGGCGCAACACAGGAAGATGTATTA